TAGTGGGAATCTGACCTATTTTCATTAGGTCGGGAATCTGTGTTTCTGTAACATCATCAGAAGAAGTCATCGCATCCATTTGTGAATCCATATTATAATATTATTTATAAAAGAATTTGAAGATTTAAATTGAGTTTTTTATTTATTCAATAGAAATTAAAAGTTACATTAGGAAGTTGAACTCTACATGACAACTTGAATTCCCGCAGAGGAATCATAGGCAACAACAACCTTACTCTTGACAAAGAGATAGGCAGATACCGGATTACCGTCTTCCAAGCCATTAGTCATCTGAACAGAGAACTGAGCGCGAGAGAAATCTACACCATCAGCATCAAGCATATCATATAGAACTCCAACACCATAGATTGCTCCGGCTTGGGGCATAAGTCTGTAACCGGTTGCGGCATCCGCATCTACTGTGAAACTTCTGTTCGTCGTTAGAGGACCCGCACCCGTGCGATTGTGCTGGGACTCCGGAATGATAGAGTTGAGGAATCCCTTAATAACTTGGGAATCTACAACAGTATTCGGGTTATTTATCGTATTATAGACCGAATCCACTTCAAAACTGAGAGGGAATCGCTCACCATTACGGAGAAATGAGATTGTATCGAGGTTGGCAAGACTGCCATCGGCTTGACTCGGCATATAAGTCAAGTAACCGTCTTCCGTAAGATTGTTGACAAAAGCACTCGGAACAAAATTGACAAATGCTCCAAGAACCTTCGAGAGTCCTAACTGGTAATTGATGATAGAGTTGGTTGATTCAAGGGTGGAGAAGTAGGAACTAACTGAGTTGAAAGACCAAACACCTTGGTCGGGCGACTCATCACCAACATCTACCTCGCAAGTTAATTCAACACCACTTAACTCATAAAATGAGTCACTGATATTGGTAGAAGTTCCATCCGAAGAATAGAAGAACTGCGAATCTGGTGCTAAATGAATCTCAATTTCAAGAGGAACTTTTGATAGGGGCAGTTTATCGGCACCGAGAGTCATGCCGGCTGGGAGAGGAATCGAAAACGGGGAACCTTTGGTATTGCGAATAACAGTATCACGGAAGCATCTGTAATTAGAACTAATCAAAGCACTCTCTGAAAGATGACCAGTTTGGTCTTGAAGACCGGACATCACTGGCAAGAATGAAGACATAAAGCGTCCATAATGTCTGATATGTTCGAGGACTTGCTTAGTTTCTGCGTGACGAAAAATTAACTGATCGATAACTCCGAATGCTCCCAGTTTGTGACTGGCACGGAGTTCTGCGGCATTTGCTGAGTCGGGATGAAGTGTTCCCGCAGAGTTACGCCATATATCGAGATTACCCGAAAGGCGAATGGTGTCGAGGTCGAGCATCGCATCTTGGCGACCAAGAGTAACGGTGAGAATCGGATTGCCACGAGCAAAGGAGATTTTACCCGTGCTGGGAGTGTTGCTTGGCTGAACGGTTAGGTATTTCTTAGACATATTGTCGTTATAATATATCTAATAAAAAAAAAATAAAGGTTAAGATTTAAGTGAAAAAAATAATTATTTTTTGAGGAATATTTACAGAGTTACAGAAACAGAGTCACCCTTAATGGAAATGCGACGGACGTGGTAAATGAATGCCATCAAAAGTTTATCCTTAACTGGCGGTTCATCGACACCAGCAACCGTGGATTCATTGTAGAAGAGCTGTAACTGATTCGTCTTGTTATTGAGATTCATAACTCCATCATTGAGTGCGTAAGCACGACCAATACAGAAGTTACGGTTATAATCACAGAATGAGCGAGGGACAACCTTGGCTTGGTTAAGCGCTTTCTCTAATTCTATCAGCGGCTGTGCCGAAATCGACTTGCCACCATTAATCTTGGAGACATCTATCGGTCTTGATGGAACTAACTTATCATCTATCATAAACTGATAGGAAGAAAGTTTGTCAATGACTCCCACTTGATGAGAGCGAATCGAGTGAAGGCGACCATCCATAGTCAGTCTCTCTTCATCATAGGTATCTTCAAGACCACCGATGAGTTGAGCAGTGTTGTAGACCGTTGCGTCCGTTGGGACAACGATACACGACTTGGCTCGGGTATTAGAGACCGCCAGATTCACAGTAGCATTACGGTTGCTCGACAAAAGTGAATGACGATAGTTGGTAGCAGAGTGAATATCTAATTCAATCGAACCACCATCACGGAGCTGAGCCATCATGCCTTGCTCGTATCTCGGATCTAATTCAACTTGCTGACAAACTATCTCCATATTGGAAATCTCATAAGTTGCGGCATACTGGGTGATTGGTGCTAAAATCTGAGCCTTACCAGCGGCTACTTCAACTCGCTTTTGGTCTATTGCCGTGGAGTAGATTATGAAGTTGTCTGTCGTAACTGCGACACCAGTTCCAACAGCACTGTTACGGAATGATTCCACAGTTAGTTTTACAAAGGACCCAGCCACTCCACCACTATCAACCAGTGTTATATCAGTAATCTTTGGGTGGAATGATGTTCCGTCGGCTTTGGTTAAATTGGCTTGGGTGAGTGGGTCAGTTTTAGAGCAAATACCGATCGTCTCACCCTTAACAAAGGGACACTGTTCGATACTCTGAACACTATTTAACTGTGATAAGAATATATCTGTATAATCAGTCGCACCAGTCGGCATATTCGTTCCAGCCACATCCACACCGTGGAAGAGAGGGTTCTGCTGCATCCTTCGGTTTTTGTTCACAGAGTCTAGCTGCTTAATAATCCTTCCGGGGTCTTCGAGATCTACTTCAATGTATAATCCTTGGGTCGCCATTACGGGGAAGACCTTAGTTGAATCTGCGAAGATTCCCGAATGAATAGGGAGAGAAACTTTCGCCGTCAGATAATCACCATTGACAAAATCGGGGGAACCCGCACCAGCAGCACCGTAAGCAGAGATAGGCTTGTAATACGGATTGGTTGTGATGTCAATATTGTTCGATACTGAGGTTCCAAGATTGCCACGAGACTTAATAGTTGGGACAAGAGAACCTTCTTTTAATGCTCGCATCTGACGGATGGACTCATCTTGATTGTAGGAGTATTGCATCTGGACCTTCACATTGTAGTCACTAATTTCTTCAAGGAGAACGGCCCGATTTCCCGAATATATCCTCAGATTTTTCACTACTGACTGTCCTCCGATGAAAGGGTCGAGTTGGAGACGAGTGGGAACTGCTCCCATACCAAGTTTTATATCAAACTGTAAATAGGAGTTTTTTCCATCTAAAAACTTTACAGATGGAGGAATCTCGAAATCTACACGACGACCACCCGTGCCGGCTGTTCCAGAGTAAGAAAGACCATTGGTCGAGGGAATCGAAACTTGCGTCTGCGAGAGCTGAACCTTATCATTGTTTTGCCAGTATGACATTTATAATATTATTAACATTAAAAAATCATATAAAAAATAAATTAAAAAAAGAGTAATTATTACTTTACAATTAATCAGAACGACCCGCCACTGTTGTTGTTGCCGCCGCTGCGACTCCTTGCCTCTGCTGAGAAGTAATATCATCTTCAACGGAAGCCTTCTTATTGTCCGCAGCTTTTAGGTCCCCGGCGGTTTCGAGAGCCGTGGAACCAACTGATAAAGCCGCTCCGGCAGCTTCGACACCAAGACCAAAACCAGTCCACGCCGTTAACGCTCCACCAATCTCTAATGCTGAACCAAAAATATTACCTATATTCCCAACGGCTTGTAATCCATTATCAAACTTAAATCCACTCTTAACATCCTTGTAAATATCAAGACCACCGCCAACTCCGGCAACTCCCGCCTTAAATGCCGCTCCGACACCAATCTTTGCGGCGCTTTCAAGACCAGCATCCAATGCTGCTTCTGTGCCACCTTTGGCTATCTTTGCTCCCGGACCAGCGAGATCAGCAAATTCACCAGTTCTGACGGCATCTGCCGATGTCTCAATTGCCGTTTCACCACCAACAATACCACTTGATGTTTGAATACCACTGCGAGATGCGGCTTCTACCGATGAATCTGCGGCTTCTTGGGCTGACCTCCCTAGCGTAGGAACAGCAAGACCAATTGGAACTCTACTACCTTCTTTTGCTAATGCTTCTCCAAGTTCAGTAGCACCAATTTCAAATCTACCAGCACCACCAGCAACTTCATCAGCTGCTTCTAAATCAACACCAGCAGAGGCTCTTCTAAATGATGCTGCGTCTGTAATCGCTTCTAATCCTTCTTCACCAGCACGAGTCACAGATCCGGGGATTATTGTTGTTGCCGACTTTAATGCTCCTTTTGCAGCTGATGCCGCTTCTTTTGCCTTTTTAGTTCCACCAGCAATGGCTAGTAATTTTGCCCCCGAAGTTCCGCCTTTATAGAGACTCAGTGCTTGATTTTCACCGGCATCTTCGTCTAATTGCGTATTGGCTTCATCTAATTGGGCTGCCAGAGAATTGTTGAAATCCTTCGCTGCTTCATTTGCTTCTCTTGCCGCTTCCGAATATTGATTCGCTTGCTGAATCGATGCTCCACTGGAATACAAATCCATTATAATTATAACAACTATTTTTTTTATTCTTCTTTAATTATTAATTGTTCTTCTCGTGTTGTCGATTTAACTGGAAGTTCTTCTTCAAACTTCTTAAAAAATCTTGGAGGATTTGTGAGTTTCATATAAGCAAAATCATATTTCTTAGGAGTTGCTTTCTTATATAATTCTAACCACTTTTCCGGACCATTAAACATATCACCGAACTCTTCTGATATTGCCATTATTTCACGCTGATTTGGGAAAGGACTGCCAACAATTAAGTCTGTGGCATTGGCTCGAATGATAGGGTCTAATGCTCCTCTGAACTTCTGAGAAGATATTACTAATAGTTTGATTCCATAATGACGAGAACGAGTTGTGAGATTGGCAATCTCTCTGTCCATTAGTCCCACGCAATCATCCAATACCAAAGCGATTTCCGGTCTGTCTTCATCACTAAATGCTAATTGTGACTTTATAATTCCTTTAATAACTTCTGCTGAATAAGTGTCAAAAGTTGTAAATCTTTTAGCCATATGTCTTGAAGTTCTATCAACATTAATTGTTGGAGATATGATATAAACTTCATCGAAGAAGTCTTCACCATAAAAATTTGGATTCAAAAATAAGTTAGAGATTATCGTAGACTTCCCAGTATTTCGAGGACTTAACATAACTAAAAGTGAGCCTCGACCGGGGACTCCTACTCCCACATCGGGTAAATATTCGTGATGGGTTTTTGCGACCATTCCCTCATCATCTTTGATTGGCAGAACTTTCGGATTTTTATCCATAGTATATAGAGTAACTA